TTATAACGTCACTCCGCCTTTTAGTGGATTCAGAGCGACGGCATTTTGCAGATAGTCAGGCGCAAGGTGCGCATAGGCCATCGTCTGCTGAATGCTCGCATGTCCCAGAATCTGTTGCAGTGCGATTATATTGCCCCCATTCATCATGAAATGGCTTGCGAATGTATGCCGCAGGATATGGGTTGCCTGATTGGGTGGTATATCAGGTTTCACTCTGCGTAAAATCCCGCAAAATTTCTCATAATCAACTTTGAATAATTTGGCGCTGGCCTCCTCTTTAACTTTTTTCTCCAGTTCCTCAGAAATCGGCACGGTTCGCTTTTTACCGTTTTTGGTTTTCAGGAAGGTAACCCTGCAATTTGTAATCTGTGCTGGTTTTAGCGTGGCAACTTCCGTCCATCTTCCTCCAGTGCTCAGACATAAAAGCGCGACAAGTAAGTCATCACCAGACAAAACATTTAACAGTTTTTCGATTTCTGCTTTTTCCAGGAACGTCATTTCAGGGTTGGCCTCCGCCAGTGGCGGCAGTCCGTGAATTGGGTGTTGCCCGGAAAATTCATCCAATTGAATTAATTTTGTGAACATGCCGGATAATCGGTACATGTCACGGTTTATCGTTGCGGCACTGATACCATCACGTAGTCGCATGGAACGATAATCCATCAAAGCCCTTTTGCTCATCCTGTTCACTGGTATATCACCTATGCCGCTGATGGTTTTGAGTAGATGATTAAACTCTTTTGTTCCATGCTCGTGGTTTTGCCCGTGATATTTCCACCAGATGTCCAGCAACTCACTCAAAGTCCGGCGGTCTGCTCGCTGGCCTCCCCATTCTTTCTGACTGGCATTGGCGATTGTGTATCGCTCAAATGCTAGTGCTTCAGCTTTTCTTTCGAATTTCCTGCGGATGCGTTTTCCGTCGCGACCGCGAGGTCTAATGTCCACTTCATAGCGACCATCATCGAGCTTCTTAATTGCCATAAGAAAGCCCTCCGGCGCTGTATTCACCATCTTGGTAGCAAATGGTGAAAATGTAATCTTTATATAGAGTTATCCAATCCTTTTCTCGGAGTGGTTGGACTCTGTTGACTCTGGCCCAATGTGCGCGAGAGCCGGTGCGATTTGTCCTGCGTCCGGCGCGGTTTTATCTGTCATAAGCCATAGAGCATATTTTTGGAATGTGGGATGCATAGTGATTTTTAGCAAAGCTGTGCCACCGGGTTCAAAGTTTCCTCCTTCATATTTTTTAAGTGTGCTTAGCGGTAACTCTATGATTTCACAGAATTTTGATTGGCTTAGCCCTTCAGCCTCACGCAAGGCCTTAATCTTTTCGCTTAATTTCATTTGACATGGTGCCTATATAGGGACTAAATTCCCTCAAAACTGGAACCTATATAGGTTCCATTGATTTGAGAATAAACCAGCGTCTAAACGGTTTTGAGTGGTTTAGAAAGGGCTGGATCCTATGAGGGTACCATATATGGACGCTGAAAATTATGTGATTCAGTATCCGCTTGATGCGGTTCATGTGGATAAATTTGCTGATTTATTAGGGAAGCCAAAGACAGCCGTCAGTGAAATGGTGAAGGCAAATAAATTACCAATTATTGAATTGCGTGATCCTTGCAAACCGAAGGCTCGTGCCGGTGAAAAATGGGTTTTCATTCCTGAGTTTAATCGCGCTGTACGTGAGGCGTTTTATAACCGACCGGTTGAACAGCGTGATGCATGGCTTTTGTGGATGGGGTTGTGATTATGAATGAGCCGCGTTGTATTGCTCAGTTACTGCGTAACGAAAGCCCCAGGGCGATTGACTTCACCATCACCCACGGTAAGGGGCGTAAGGGAATCATTATCCGCACCAAAAAACAGAGTCCGTTAAAAAAGGCTCTGACCTTTCTGAAAAGCCGGAGGGTCTGGAAATGACAGTGATGACGCTCAATCTCGTCGAAAAACAGCCAGCAGCTATGCGCCGGATAATTGGCAAGCATCTTGCCGTCCCTCGCTGGCAGGATACATGTGATTATTATAATCAGATGATGGAGCGCGAACGGTTAACGGTTTGCTTTCATGCGCAGTTAAAACAGCGTCACGCAACGATGCGTTTTGAAGAAATGAACGACGTCGAACGTGAACGGCTGGTTTGTGCAATTGATGAATTGCGTGGGGCATTCTCAAAACGCCGTCAGGTTGGCGCAAGTGAGTATGCATATATTAGCTTTTTAACTGTCAGTCAGCGCCGTACTTTATTTATGCATGCCGGATTGACTGAAAAAGAATTCAACCAGCCATACTGGCGAATTAATGAAGAGTCATGTTACTGGCGTGATGCTTTATTCCGTGCATTACGTGAATTATTCAGCCTGTTTGAGTATGCACCGACAATTCTGACGTCGGTAAAACCAGAGCAATATCTGCATTAAGTAATTAACCAGAGTTTTTAACGCACTTAATTGTGCGGGGCTTCTTTTTGCCTGGAGAAAGTCATGCATACAGTTTCTGAAAATCAGTGCGGTAAATACGCATTACTGCTGCAACAGGCCAGAACCGAAGCACAGGCCGACGCAGCGACGCGCTTTTCTTCTCATCTTGACGCCATGATTCGCCACATCACAAAGGTGGAGTTATCCCGCGTGGAGATAGTCGAGCTGCTCAGTCAGGAGTCGGAAAAATTTCACAATATCGGATTGTCTCGCGGGGAGGTGCTTTGATGTTCTGTTCTCGTGCAGTTGTATTACTGAATAACGCCCTAAAAATCGCCGTTATGAAAAATGGCGATTTGTCTCTTATTCAACTTGGTCTTGATAAAGAAAAACGCGAAATAACTGAATCTGTTATCGCGATTTATCAGAGTGAATTAAACCTCCTGTCTGATGTGGTCAATTTACTTGTTAAACGCGCTGTATTTCACAAGCAAATTTCCTCCGTGGATGAACTGACGAAATTAACGACAGAAATCGCCAGCTATTGCGCTGATGAATTTAAAAAACTGAACGACAAAAGGAACTGGTAATGCCGGACAACGTAGATTTTATTCAGGAACAACAGGCTGAATTACTGGAGCGCCAGATTAACGCGGCAAGGGTAAAACATTGCGGTGCTTCTGCGCTGGTTTGCGAAGAGTGTGACGCGCCAATACCTGCTGCCCGTCGTGCGGCTTACCCGTCAGCCACGCGTTGTGTTTCCTGTCAGTCAGTCTTTGAAGCAAAAAACAAACATTACCGGAGAACGGCATGAGTATTCGTATTGAAATTGGCGAACGTTATGTCGTTACCAGTGACAGCTTTCAGTTTATTCTCCACGAGAAAAAGAGAGCGGAAAGCGGTAAAAACGCCGGTCAGGAATGGCTGGCGGTGGTTGGTTATTACCCGAAATTAAGCCAGCTCGTTTCCGGCCTGATGCATCACGATATTCTGACCGGAAGCGCAAAGTCTTTTGCTGATTTAAACGTGCAGGTTGAGCAACTCAGCAAGCGTTGTTCAGAGGCTTTTGGCTCATATGGCCGTTAAAGCCTCCGGGCGTTTTGTCCCTCCGTCAGCATTTGCCGCAGGCACCGGTAAGATGTTTACCGGTGCTTATGCATGGAACGCGCCACGCGAGGCCGTCGGGCGCGAAAGACCCCTTACACGTGACGAGATGCGTCAGATGCAAGGTGTTTTATCCACGATTAACCGCCTGCCTTACTTTTTGCGCTCGCTGTTTACGTCACGCTATGACTACATCCGGCGCAATAAAAGCCCGGTGCACGGGTTTTATTTCCTCACATCCACTTTTCAGCGTCGTTTATGGCCGCGCATTGAGCGTGTGAATCAGCGCCATGAAATGAACACCGACGCGTCGTTGCTGTTTCTGGCAGAGCGTGACCACTATGCGCGCCTGCCGGGAATGAATGACAAGGAGCTGAAAAAGTTTGCCGCCCGTATCTCATCGCAGCTTTTCATGATGTATGAGGAACTCAGCGATGCCTGGGTGGATGCACATGGCGAAAAAGAATCGCTGTTTACGGATGAGGCGCAGGCTCACCTCTATGGTCATGTTGCTGGCGCTGCACGTGCTTTCAATATTTCCCCGCTTTACTGGAAAAAATACCGTAAAGGACAGATGACCACGAGGCAGGCATATTCTGCCATTGCCCGTCTGTTTAACGATGAGTGGTGGACTCATCAGCTCAAAGGCCAGCGTATGCGCTGGCATGAGGCGTTACTGATTGCTGTCGGGGAGGTGAATAAAGACCGTTCTCCTTATGCCAGTAAACATGCCATTCGTGATGTGCGTGCACGCCGCCAGGCAAATCTGGAATTTCTTAAATCGTGTGACCTTGAAAACAGGGAAACCGGCGAGCGCATCGACCTTATCAGTAAGGTGATGGGCAGTATTTCTAATCCTGAAATTCGCCGGATGGAGCTGATGAACACCATTGCCGGTATTGAGCGTTACGCCGCCGCAGAGGGTGATGTGGGGATGTTTATCACGCTGACCGCGCCGTCAAAGTATCACCCGACACGTCAGGTCGGAAAAGGCGAAAGTAAAACCGTCCAGCTTAATCACGGCTGGAACGATGAGGCATTTAATCCAAAGGATGCGCAGCGTTATCTCTGCCGTATCTGGAGCCTGATGCGCACGGCATTCAAGGATAATGACTTACAGGTCTACGGTTTGCGTGTCGTCGAGCCACACCACGACGGAACGCCGCACTGGCATATGATGCTTTTTTGTAATCCACGCCAGCGTAACCAGATTATTGAAATCATGCGTCGCTACGCGCTCAAAGAGGATGGAGACGAAAGAGGAGCTGCGCGAAACCGTTATCAGGCAAAACACCTTAACCGGGGCGGTGCTGCGGGGTATATTGCGAAATACATCTCAAAAAACATCGATGGCTATGCACTGGATGGTCAGCTCGATAACGATACCGGCAGGCCGCTGAAAGATACTGCTGCGGCTGTTACCGCATGGGCGTCAACGTGGCGCATTCCGCAATTTAAAACGGTTGGTCTGCCGACAATGGGGGCTTACCGTGAACTACGCAAATTGCCTCGCGGCGTCAGCATTGCTGATGAGTTTGACGAACGCGTTGAGGCTGCACGTGCCGCCGCAGACAGTGGTGATTTTGCGTTGTATATCAGCGCGCAGGGTGGGGCAAATGTTCCGCGTGATTGCCAGACTGTCAGAGTCGCCCGTAGCCTGTCGGATGACGTTAACGAGTACGAGGAAGAAGTCGAGAGAGTGGTCGGCATTTACGCGCCGCATCTCGGCGCGCGTCATATTCATATCACCAGAACGACGGACTGGCGCATTGTGCCGAAAGTTCCGGTCGTTGAGCCTTTGACTTTAAAAAGCGGCATCGCCGCGCCTCGGAGTCCTGTCAATAACTGTGGAAAACTCACCGGTGGTGATACTTCGTTACCGGCTCCCACACCTTCTGAGCACGCCGCAGCAGTGCTTAATCTGGTTGATGACGGTGTTATCGAATGGAGTGACCCGGAGGTCGTGAGGGCGCTCAGAGGTGCATTAAAACACGGTCGGAGAACGCCAAGTCGTCAGCAAAGAAACGGAAGCCCGTTAAAACCACATGAAATTGCACCATCGGCCAGACTGACCCGGTCGGAAAGAATGCAAATTACCCGTATCCGCGTTGACCTTGCTCAGAACGGTATCAGGCCGCAGCGATGGGAGCTTGAGGCGCTGGCGCGTGGCGCGACCGTAAATTATGATGGGAAAAAATTCACGTATCCGGTTGTTGATGAGTGGCGGTGGTATATAGTTGATGGTAGGCGGTGAAAAGTTGAAGATGTGAACACTGTTATTGGTAGGTAAGTAGATTTGTATGTATAAAGTAGTTGTTGTAGATATGAACAATCAGGCGTAGAATCGCCAGCCGGCTATGATGATTCCAGATGATAATGGTTATCATTAGCTGTTGATTTATGATGTTCTTAACCACTAGAGAGACTAATATGAGCAAAAAGGTTATCACGATACAAGTAAGAGGTGGGCACGCAGGTGCTAAGCCTGTTCGTCGTTCAAAACTTGAACAAAGTGTTAATCGTTCCCTGCGTGCTTCGTTTTCTCTGGAAGGTAATCACATTACCAACACTTCATGGTCTAAAATGTCGCAGGCTGCACGTTTTCTGACCAGAGTAGCTGTTGCTTAAAGCTCTTTGATTGCCCTTGAAATAAGGGCAATCAGATTTCTGTTACTGTCGTGTATTGCGCGTCTTACAGCATAATGGTACGCACGTTTATTTCGCACATCTCCATCTAGCTTTTCCATATCAAATTCATAACCCATAGTAGTTGCAACAATCTGAAGAAATAATCGTATTGAACGACCATTACCATCTTGAAAGGGGTGGATCCATGCGATTTCTGCATGGAGAGTAGCTAGTTTATGAACTAACTCTGCTTTAGAATTTATTTTGCTAAGTTCTTTTTTTGTGCAACCTCTAAGACAGGCTTTTAATGATTTTTTGACTTCATTATGTTCCATTGTTGGTCGCTCTTTATCTCCAACAACAACAGGATGGTTTCTGTATTCACCTGCCCAATCATAAATATGGCCAAAAAGAGCTTTATGGCATTCTAAGATCGTCTTTTCATTAATTGTTTTATTTTTGTCGGAGACATAATTTATTATGAGCTGCGTACTTTTGATATATGAAATAACCATTTCGGCAAATTCAACTTGGTATTGGTATTTTGCAAATACTAGATTTTTTGTTGCCATGTATTCATATCTTTCATTTTTTCCGTCACGTAAAAGAAAAATGTTGTCTTTTTGGTGCTTTACTTTGATTACATGATTGCGTTGAAATGGAAAGTTTTTGTCGTGAGGCAATATGTGAAAATAAGTTTCTTTTTTTAGCTTGTCTACACCAACAATTGAACCAAAAAGAAAAAGGGCTGCTGTTGTATTAAATAAAACACATACGGAGTCGCCAAGTTGTATCTCTTCGCGACTTAGATCGCATGTTTTTTTCTTATAATTAAATAAATGGGCGATAGATGGTATGCTGTGATGATTGCGCAATGAACCTGAGCCACATATGACTTCTTTTGTCCTGCTATTCCAGTAATAATTAATGCTTCTCTTATTCTCTTGTGTTCTTTTTATATGAACCAACTTGAAGCTAAGTAGACTTAAAGAGAATTCACCATTCTTTTTGACTATATTAACTTTTTGGTGTTTCATTTTGTTTTTTGTTAGTGTTATTGAAAAATGTTTTGAAGGTATCATGTTTTGAGTAAGAATGCATGGTTATTATAACATGTTGGAGTTTTATCGCTAAAAAATGGATGTAGTGAGAAGTTTGGTGCTCATGACATTTACACTTAAGATGAACAGGAGGTGCTGTTTCGGTAAGATTATCTTTGTCCCATCACATAGCACTGCTCAATTTATCACTCATATCTTCATTTCCTTCCAGTGACAACACAAAGCTTTAAAGTCACCTTCTGTGATGCTGCTTTATGTCATTTCATAAGATCAGAGTTATGCATGCATTAGGTGCATAGCTTTGCATGTATCAGAATTATACGTTTTCGGCGTCCGACATCACAGCTAGTTTGGATTCAGAGATGTCATGCAACCGCATTAAAACCTCCACATGAAGCGGGCGGGCGAGGCGGGGAAAGCACTGCGCGCTGGCGGTGGTGCTGATTTTATTTTTTCAGCGTCTCAGCGCGTCGTAATGGCGTTTAGATTGTGCGCCGGGGCGCTGGTGTGTCTGCGGGCTGTTTTGTGCGGTGGTGAGTGTGTGAGGGCGTGATGACGGGGTGTAAAAAAGCCGCCCGCAGGCGGCGATGTTCAGCCGTTGTCAGTGTCCAGTGAGTAGTTTTTAAAGCGGATGACCTCCTGACCGAGCCAGCCGTTTATTTCCCGAATCCTGTCCTGTAACGGGATAAGCTCATTGCGGACAAAGACCTTTGCCACTTTCTCAATATCGCCCAGCGACCCGACGTTCTCCGGCTTGCCGCCCATCAACTGAAAGGGGATGCGGTGCGCGTCCAGCAGGTCAGCGGCGCTGGATTTTTTGATATTAAAAAAATCGTCCTTTGTCGCCACTTCACTGAGCGGGATAATTTTGATGCCGTCTGGCTTTCCCTGCGGTGCATAGAGAAACAGATTATTAAAGTTATTGCGGCCTTTCGACCTGGCCATGTTTTCGCGAAGTGAGTCAATGTAATCGCGGTCCTGCAATGCGTCGGTGATATACATGATGTATCCGGCATGCGCACCGTTTTCGTAATACTTGCGGCGGAACAGCGTGGCTGACTCATTCAGCCAGGCAGAGTTAAGGGCGCTGAGATATTCCGGCAGGCCGTACAGCTCCTGATTAATATCCGGCTCCAGCAGGTGAAACACGGAGCCGGGCGCGAAGGCTGTCGGCTCGTTGAAGGACGGCACCCACCAGTAAACATCCTCTTCCACGCCACGGCGGGTATATTTTGCCGGTGAGGTTTCCAGTCTGATGACCTTACCGGTGGTGCTGTATCGCTTTTCCAGAAACGCATTACCGAACACCAGAAAATCCAGCACAAAGCGGCTGAAATCCTGCTGGGAAAGCCACGGATGCGGGATAAATGTCGAGGCCAGAATATTGCGTTTAACGTAAATCGGTGAGCTGTGATGCACGGCAGCACGCAGGCTTTTCGCCAGACCGGTAAAGCTGACCGGCGGCTCATACCATCTGCCGTTACTGATGCACTCGACGTAATCCAGAATGTCACGGCGGTCGAGTACCGGCACCGGCTCACCAAAGGTGAATGCCTCCATTTTCGGGGCGCTGGCGGTCATTTTTTTTGCCGCAGGTTGCGGTGTTTTCCCTTTTTTCTTGCTCATCAGTAAAACTCCAGAATGGTGGATGTCAGCGGGGTGCTGATACCGGCGGTGAGTGGCTCATTTAACAGGGCATGCATGGTCGCCCAGGCGAGGTCGGCGTGGCTGGCTTCCTCGCTGCGGCTGGCCTCATAGGTGGCGCTGCGTCCGCTGCTGGTCATGGTCTTGCGGATAGCCATAAACGAGCTGGTGATGTCGGTGGCGCTGACGTCATATTCCAGACAGCCACGGCGGATAACGTCTTTTGCCTTGAGCACCATTGCGGTTTTCATTTCCGGCGTGTAGCGGATGTCACGCGCGGCGGGATAGAACGAGCGCACGAGCTGGAACACGCCGACACCGAGGCCGGTGGCATCAATACCGATGTATTCAACGTTGTATTTTTCGGTGAGTTTGCGGATGGATTCAGCCTGGGTGGCAAAGTCCATGCCTTTCCACTGGTGACGCTCAAGTATTCTGAATTTGCCACCGGCCACCACCGGCGGTGCCAGCACCACGCATCCGGCGCTGTCGCCACGGTGTGACGGGTCGTAACCAATCCATACCGGGCGGGAGCCGAACGGATTGGCGGCAAACGGCGCATAGTCTTCCCATTCTTCCAGCGTGTCGACCATGCAGCGTTGCAGCTCCTCGAACGGGAATACCGACGCCTTGTCGTCAACAAATTCACACATGAACAGGTTTTTAAAATCGTCGGCGCTGTTTTCGCGTTTGAGCTGCTCAATGTCGAACAGTGTGCAGCCGCCTTTCAGGGCGTCCTCAATGGTGACAATCTGCCGCCACTGGCCGTCCGCACAGAGAAGCCCACCGGCAAGGGCGTTATGACTGACGTCGATTTCCACGCGTTCGGCGGCGCTGGCGCGTCCCCGGTTAAACAGTTCACCCGACCAGAACGGGTAGGCGTCGTGCGCCAGCGTGGACGGGGTGGAGAAATAGGTCGAGCGCAGGTGACTCTGTGAGGCCATACCTGATGCCACCTTACGCAGTACCTGAAAATTCGGGATCCAGAAAATCTCGTCGACGTACAGGTCGCCGTTATGGCTCTGTGCGGTGTTGGAGTTGGTGCCGAGAAAAATCAGTTTTGCGCCGTTATTGCCCAGGACAATCGGGTCACCAGTCAGGTCAACGTCAACCAGCCGGGCAAAGGCGATGATGTATTCGCGGAACACATACGCCTGCGTTTTACTGGCCGACAGAAAAATCTGGTTATGGCCGGTTTTCAGGGCGCGCAGCAGCGCCTCGCGGGAAAAATAAAACGTCGCGCCAATCTGGCGGGATTTCAGGATATCGCGGATGCGGTGCTCAAGCCCGGCGCGATACCAGTGCAACTGATATTCGAAAGACTGCTCAAAAAAAATCTGCTCCAGCTTTTCGATGGCCTCGTCACTGAAAAAATTCTTTTTCGGTTTGCGACGCCCGCCTTTGTTGCGGTTAGCGACGTTCGGATTAAGGTCTGCCTCGTTGCCGGTCTGACTGTAACGGTTTACCCGTGCCAGTCGTTCAATCTGGCGTCCCAGAAGGTCAATTTCCTTGAAGTCACCGCCGGTTTTCTGCGGTTTGATGATGAGCTGGGTCAGCCGCGCTTCCAGACTCATTTCGACACGGCTGATGGGGGCAACGCTGTCCCAGCCGTCGCGCTGTTTCCAGCTCTGCACCGTCGGGCGTTTCATCTGCAACATGGCGGCAATCTGCGGCACGGAAAACCCCTGCCAGTACAGCAGCGCCGCCTGACGACGCGGGTCGTGTAAAAGAGTGGTGTCTGTGGTGATGGTCATGAATACCTCGCCGTGATGAATACACGGCAAGGCTACTGAGTCGTGCCCTGCGATTCGCTAAGGTGCTGTTGTGTCAGTGATAAGCCATCCGGGACTGATGGCGGAGGATGCGCATCGTCGGGAAACTGATGCCGACATTTGACTCCTCTAATCACTATTCAGGACTCCTGACAATGGCAAAAAAAGTCTCAAAATTCTTTCGTATCGGCGTTGAGGGTGACACCTGTGACGGGCGTGTCATCAGTGCGCAGGATATTCAGGAAATGGCCGAAACCTTTGACCCGCGAGTCTATGGTTGCCGCATTAACCTGGAACATCTGCGCGGCATCCTGCCTGACGGTATTTTTAAGCGTTATGGCGATGTGGTCGAACTGAAGGCCGAAAAGATTGACGACGATTCGGCGCTGAAAGGCAAATGGGCGCTGTTTGCGAAAATCACCCCGACCGATGACCTTATCGCGATGAACAAGGCCGCGCAGAAGGTCTACACCTCAATGGAAATTCAGCCGAACTTTGCCAACACCGGCAAATGTTATCTGGTGGGGCTGGCCGTCACCGATGATCCGGCAAGCCTCGGTACGGAATACCTGGAATTCTGCCGCACGGCAAAACACAACCCCCTGAACCGCTTCAAATTGAGCCCTGAAAACCTGATTTCAGTGGCAACGCCTGTTGAACTGGAATTTGAAGACCTGCCTGAAACCGTGTTCACCGCCCTGACCGAAAAGGTGAAATCCATTTTTGGCCGCAAACAGGCCAGCGATGACGCCCGTCTGAATGATGTGCATGAAGCGGTGACCGCTGTTGCTGAACATGTGCAGGAAAAACTGAGCGCCACTGAGCAGCGCCTCGCAGAGATGGAAACCGCCTTTTCCGCACTTAAGCAGGAGGTGACTGACAGGGCGGATGAAACCAGCCAGGCATTCACCCGCCTGAAAAACAGTCTCGACCACACCGAAAGTCTGACCCAGCAGCGCCGCAGCAAGGCCACCGGTGGTGGCGGTGACGCCCTGATGACGAACTGCTGACCGGCGTCAGTCAGTCCGGGAAAACCTTCACGATTAACCCTTAATTTCAGGAAAAACTATGCGCCAGGAAACCCGCTTTAAATTTAATGCCTACCTGTCCCGTGTTGCCGAACTGAACGGCATCGACGCCGGTGATGTGTCGAAAAAATTCACCGTTGAACCTTCGGTCACCCAGACCCTGATGAACACCATGCAGGAGTCCTCTGACTTTCTGACCCGCATCAACATTGTGCCGGTCAGCGAAATGAAAGGGGAAAAAATTGGTATTGGTGTCACCGGCTCCATCGCCAGCACCACCGACACCGCCGGTGGCACCGAGCGTCAGCCGAAGGACTTCTCGAAGCTGGCGTCAAACAAGTACGAATGCGACCAGATTAACTTCGATTTTTATATCCGCTACAAAACGCTTGACCTGTGGGCGCGTTATCAGGATTTCCAGCTCCGTGTCCGTAACGCCATTATCAAACGCCAGTCCCTTGATTTCATCATGGCCGGTTTTAACGGCGTGAAGCGTGCCGAAACCTCTGACCGCAGCAGCAATCCGATGTTGCAGGATGTGGCGGTCGGCTGGCTGCAGAAATACCGCAATGAAGCCCCGGCGCGCGTGATGAGCAAGGTCACTGACGAGGAAGGGCGCACCACCTCTGAGGTCATCCGCGTGGGCAAGGGCGGTGATTATGCCAGCCTCGATGCACTGGTAATGGATGCGACCAACAACCTGATTGAGCCGTGGTATCAGGAAGACCCTGACCTTGTGGTGATTGTGGGACGTCAGCTACTGGCGGACAAGTATTTTCCCATCGTCAACAAGGAGCAGGACAACAGCGAAATGCTGGCCGCTGACGTCATCATCAGCCAGAAACGCATCGGCAACCTGCCAGCGGTACGCGTCCCGTACTTCCCGGCGGATGCGATGCTCATCACGAAGCTGGAAAACCTGTCCATCTACTACATGGATGACAGCCATCGCCGCGTGATTGAGGAAAACCCGAAACTCGACCGCGTGGAGAACTACGAGTCAATGAACATTGATTACGTGGTGGAGGACTACGCCGCCGGTTGTCTGGTGGAAAAAATTAAGGTCGGTGATTTCTCCACACCGGCTAAGGCGACCGCAGAGCCGGGAGCGTAACCGATGACGAGTCCCGCACAGCGCCACATGATGCGGGTCTCGGCAGCGATGACCGCGCAGCGGGAAGCCGCCCCGCTGCGACATGCAACTGTCTATGAGCAGATGCTGGTTAAGCTCGCCGCAGACCAGCGCACACTGAAAGCGATTTATTCAAAAGAGCTTAAGGCCGCGAAAAAGCGCGAACTGCTGCCGTTCTGGTTGCCGTGGGTGAACGGCGTGCTGGAGCAGGGCAAAGGCGCACAGGATGACATTCTGATGACGGTCATGCTGTGGCGTCTGGATACCGGCGATATTGCCGGTGCGCTGGAGATTGCCCGTTATGCCCTGAAGTACGGTCTGACCATGCCGGGTAAACACCGCCGCACCCCGCCGTACATGTTCACCGAGGAGGTGGCGCTTGCGGCCATGCGCGCTCACGCTGCCGGTGAGTCTGTGGATACCCGCCTGCTGACGGAGACCCTTGAACTG